TTACCGATCGTGCGGGCGAACGAATGTACTTTTCTTCTGAAATTTAAAGTGTTTATAGAGCGCATAGCTCGCAATGCCGGCCAAGGCGGCCAGGAGGGCAAGGGATCCTGTGGCCATGAACATCACCTCCGAATAAAAATGGCAAGGAGGCGTATTTGTGACATTCATCACTTTACGGGGCAATGAGAGCAATCTGTAATCGGGAAACTGGCATGAGGGAAGGATAAAAAAAGCGCCTATAGGGAGGCGCATAAAGATTTGCAACACAGCTTGTTGTGTTCAACACCAGGAGGAGTGGTGAACTGACGCTATTCTATGCAGCGGCGAGGGCGGCTGATATAGGTATTACTCCGAAAGCGCCGTTACCACTCATAGCCCAACTGAATGTTGTAATCGGGATCCTGATTGGTGGAATAAGGATCGGATTGGCGGCGACGATCGGTTTTCTTCACTGCACCTTCATACGCGGGGTAAGGTTTGGCGCGTGGTTTGCTGCAGCCGGGATGATCGCACTCAATATCGACGCGAAAACCGTTCTTTTCACGTGCCTCTGCCCAGGTAATTGGCGGTTTTGCCGCCTTGGGCACCGGCCCTGGCGCTGCTACAGGTTTGGGCGGCGGAGTAACGCTGGGCTCAGGGGGCTGGTAATTCAGCTCCAGCGTGCCCAGCGGGGCGCCGTAAGCGGAAAAGGCCAGCAGAATGGTAATGCTGGCGGCCGGTAATGTGAGCCATCTCGGCATGGTGAATCTCCCTGGATGATTACGTCATGCAACTATAAAACAGCGTAACGATAATTACTATCATTTGTCTTGCCAGGCGAGGGGGCACACGTGACGATCGCGTCGGCAAACAGGGTCAAATCCTGTACGTTTAGCCAAGGTAAACGGCACGACGAGGCGAAAAGAGTTGCTATTGCCGCCCGCTCGTGAGTTAATGTTTCCCGGCCTGTGGTACAGACCTATTTATGCACGACATTTTGAGTAAAGTAGTTCAAATTAAAAGCGTTATCCCGGATAGCCCTTCTCTGACGAATTTCCTTTCCAGTGCCTCCATAAGTAACTGATGACCGGCTATATCGCCCATAGCGGCTTACATTTATTATTGAAGGAAGATAGACATGTCTAACCTGATCAAAGGTCAAGTGAAGTGGTTCAACGAAGCTAAAGGTTTTGGTTTCATCACCCCAGCAGACGGCAGCAAAGACGTATTCGTACACTTCTCTGCTATCCAGGATCAAGGCTTCAAGACCCTGGCTGAAGGCCAGAACGTACAGTTCTCTATCGAGAACGGTGCGAAAGGTCCATCTGCGGCTAACGTTACCGCTATCTAATTGGCGTCTAGCGCTGATTGAAAAAAACCCGCCGCGGCGGGTTTTTTTATGCCTGCAATTCGGCGGCGCACAAAAAAAGCCCGCAAGTCTGCGGGCAAAAGTTCCTTGTTAAACCTTTTTAATTGGTTTAACTAATTGTTTTATATTGTTTATATTTAAATACTGTCCACATTTTGACTCTTTTCTTGTGCCTACCCAAAAACCAGCGATGCTTGGCCGCCGCTTTGTGGGTGAGGGGGAACCGGGTTAACGTTATGCGGCTTTGAAATTACGCGGGTAAAGGTTTCATGGCTGACAAACGTGCATCCACAGTTGATGTTTGTGCACTGGTTGTAGCGCTCTTTGGTCGTATTGGTGATGTAGCTCGATGATCTGGTGTGTGCGGCTTGGCCGCATTCAGGACAATGCATCATGGCGGGGTTCTCCGTCATGTTCCCGGCTAAGGCCAGTATTGCTGGTAATTATGCACAAATACTGGCCGTTTGCATTATTCCATTTCCAGCTCGTCGATTTTGACTTCAAGATCCAGAGACGTCGTAAACCCGCTGCCGTTCAAACTGTGCGTTACTGTGACCAGCGTCCACTTTGCTTCGTCGATCTCACGCTTAAAGCCTTTGACCGTGACGGGGGCCTCCGGGTAAAGCTCTGCACGTCCGCGCGCCAGCTGGATCGAGAAAGTGGCGACGCCGCGCTGTATCCGTTCCCAGTTGGCCTTTGCCGCGCGCTGGGCGTTGTATTTTGTCGCGTAGGTATGGCGTAACACCAGGACGTTTTCATCGCTGCCGACCAAGTATTCACCCTGTTTTTCTTCCTCAACCATTGGCTTTTTCTTGCGGCGGCGCTTGACCTTGACCGGCTCGCTTTTCGCAGTGCGGGTGTTTAACCAGTTGGCTACGACGCCAGTATATGCCCCGCGATCGGTCAACGTGAATTGATGACTGTCGCCCGACTGGCGATTGATTAACATTTCAGGGATCTGTTTGCCGTTGACGGTCTGATTTTGCCCCTGTTTGAAGAACAGTAGATTACCGTTCTTAACAGCAGCCACGGCGCCGTTTTCCTTCGCTAAGCGGGTGATGAAACTCCCGTCCGACTCGTTTGTCTGGTCGATGTGAGGAATGGTGATATCAGCCATATTTTTATTGATGATCGGCGTTAGCTTGTTGCGACTGGCGACGGTTTTCACGATATCGCCCAGGGTTTTCTTGTGATATGAGTTGTCGCGCTGCACGTTTAACGTTTGTCGAAAATCAGCGCTGCGTGCCGTGATCGTCAACTTATCCGGCGCCCCGGAATGCCCGATTTCATCCACCACGAACAGCCCTTTGTCGATCGTGCCGGTATCTTTCCAGCCGAGAGCTACGGCGATGCTGACGCCGCGACGGGGTAGCATCAGGCTGCCGTCGCTGTCGTCAAGTTCGATCTCAAGCTGGTCAGCCTCAAAGCCCCGGTTATCGGTCAGTGTCAAGCCAAGCAGTTTTTCGCTCACCTTCCCGGTAATATCGACGCCGTCAATCTTCAACGTATAGGCCGGCGTATTGCTGCCGCCGATCTTGTCCAGGGTGTCAAGCAGGCTCATGATAAAAGCCCTCCGACGGTGTCAGATACCTGAGTGGCGAGGTCTTCAAATTGCTGGGATAAATCGCCGAACATGTCTTTTAACCCTTCATCCGTGCGCTTCAACGTGATGGTAAACTCAATGCGCCTGGCGGATCCGTCCTGAAAGAAAACGGTTTTGCTTCGGGTCAGGCTCTCGATCACGAACATGCCATGAATCGCGCCACTGCCTTCGATAAGCGACCACGCCTTACCTGTTTCCGCCATCAGCTGTATCGCCATTAGCGATACTCGGCCGCCGGTCAGTTCCGGCAATAGGACGCCGCTCAATGTGATCGTTTCATCGTCCGGCCCCAAAAACTGGCTTTGCGGTCGAAGCCCGACGCGGCTGTTTGTCGGGTGTCGCCATGACATTTGGTGCTGAAATTCCTGGTATGGAACGGTTTGCAGCATGAACACGAACATGCCTAATGCCATCATCATAATGATCATCCTCACTCAAAATCGTTATAACTGCTGTTCATCTTGGCACGCGCCTGCCGTTCTCTCTGGTCAAGTTGTCTGGCGACTTCTCGCGCGATATCTAACGCGCTTTGTCCTGGCTGCGGATTGATGGTTATCGGCGCGTGGATCTCGACAATTGGCGCATTGGTACGCTGATATGATGCGCTACCGGCGGAGCGGTATTGGTTCCCGGCCAGGCTGTGCGGGTGTAGTGGGGCGTCCGCGGCTGTTGCGCCATTCATGAACAGGGCGGCGATTGCGGCCATTGCTGCGGTGTTTCGGCGGCTGGTGACGTTTGCCGGCCCGCTGACAATCTCCGGGCCGTACTCGCCGACGATGCCGAATTTGCCCAGCGGGATACGGCCGCCGTTATCATGTTCACCGGTATATCGCCGGCGGATGGCGTCGGCGGAATTGCCTTGCGGTGCCGGCGTCAATGTTACGCCGGCGCGGCGGGCTGCATCGGCAACGGCCGGGTTTTCCTGCGCCAGTTTGCGCGTTTCTGCCGACCGTACCTTGATTTCGTCCAGCTTATCCAACACCCACTTGATTGAGTCCGTCAGCAGTTTCAGCGGGGTTAGCGCCATCTCAATGCCTGCCGCCAGAAATTCGCCGAAGGTTTTCCCGGCCGATGCCGCGCTGTCCAGACTGTCTTTTGTCGATTTCACTGGCGTCAGCAAATCTGTAAACCAGCCCCACAACGCTTTAACCTTGTCGCCTATCCAGTTGAATACCGGCATCAATGGCGCAAAAGCGTCCTTGATCGGTGCTGCGGCGCTTTTGAAGCCTTCGACAACACCGCCGAGAAACGCCTTGATAGGCTTCCAGTATTTGTAAATCAGTACACCGGCGCCAACGATTGCGGCCGCAATCAGTCCCAGCGGGCTGAGTAGAATGCCGAACATACTCGCCAATCCGCCGAGGGCGAAGCGGAGGAATCTCAGTGGTGAGGTTGCCAGCCAGGTAAATACGCGCCCAACTCCTTTCATCCCTTTGGCTGCTGTCTGTAGTGGTGATGATGCGAATGTCATTACTGCGCGGCTAGCGTTTCCTAAGCCTTGCTTAGAGAATGTCAGCGCGCTTTTCCCTGCCTCAAGTAATGAGCGGCTGAAGCTCCCGACTTGCTTTTTAGTGATAGGCGTCGTACTGGCGAATTTCAGCATGCTGAGTGAGAGGTTAGGCAGCAGGCGAATACCTAACATGCGGGTGCTGAACCGGAGCAGGGCAAACGGGCCGAGCAGCCCGACTACGGCGATCGCCAGCGTACCGAAAACGGTCGTTGCAATAGCGGCTGCTGCCCCTATCTTAACAATGGCGGCGCTTATGTTGGGGTGCGCCTTTAAAAACTCAGCGACGCCGTGCAAAACGTTGCTGATGCCTTTGGCCGTTTTCCGTAACCAGGCGTCGTTTTTTTCAAACAGTTCAACGCTGATATTTTCCAGGGCGGCATGCAGCATCGTCATGTCGCCTTTCATGTTATCCAGCATGGTGCCGGAGACGCGCGCGGCCTCGCCATCATACTCACCCGGCGCGCCGCGCATTTTTTGCAGCTTGCCATCTGATACCGCACGCATCAACTCACCGAATCCAGTGACCGCATACATGCCGGCAATATCTTTGAAAATCTTACCGCGATCGACGTTCCCCATTTTTGACGTCTTCTTGTCGATATCTTTCAAAATATCGACCAGGTCGCGCATATTGCCGTCTTTGTCTTTGGTTTCAACGCCTAGTTTTCTGACGGTGGGGCTATTACCAATTCTGCTGAGAATGGCGCGCATTGCCGTACCGGCCTGGCTACCTTGAATGCCCGCGTTCCCCATGATCGCCGTGGCGGCTGAAACGGTTTCCAGGCTTTGCCCATATTCGCGGCCGACGCCGGCGGAATATTTCAATGACTCGCCCAGCATCGGAATATCAACGTTGTTCCGTGTGAACAGCGCGGTAAGCACGTCCGCCACTCTGTCCATTTTTTCCGCCGGGATCCCCATCGCGGTTTGAATGTTTGACGCAATATCGGCTGTCGTCCCCAGGTCAATGTCGCCAGCCGATGCCAGATTCAGCATCCCTGGCATGGCTTTCAATACCTGCTGCGGTGAATAACCCGTCCTCCCGAGGAAGTATTGCCCCTCGGCAACCTGGAGATCGGTAAATTTTGACGAGAGCGGCAGGGTTCTCGCCTGATGGCGCATGGCCATCATTGCTGGATCTGACTTGGACGGGATGCGCGTTACAGCCTGGGTTTTGCTCATCATCGCGTCAAAGTCATAACCGACGTGCAAGGCATTTGCCAGCCCGCGGCCCATCGCGCGCCCGGTGGCCATCGAGGTATAACCCACCCCGGCAGCCATGACTTTTCGCTGATTACTCTCGTCGAATTGATGGCGCGCAGCATTCAGCCGTTTTTGCTGCTGGGCCTGCTGCTCAAGTCTTCGCTGCTGTGCTGCAAGTGCGCCGGTTGTCCCGCTGATATTGGCGCGCAGCGATCGCTGGGCCTCACCAAGTCGGTTAATCGCCATGCCGCTGTTTTGCAGTGCGGTGCGCTGGTTTTGCAGTGACAGCCGGAGATCTGAATATTTTTGCTGAAGGCGGGCCGCTTCCTCCCTGGCTTTCTGAAATTGGCGCGCCTGCCTGGCCGTCGGGGTTTCCGTTGATTTCATGGCGATAGCCAGGCTGCGCGCTCTATCGCGTGCAGTGCTTAGCGCCTGCGCGGCGGCGGCTACCTGGGCTTTTGTCTTGCGGAAACCGTCAATTTTCCCAGCCTGATTATCCAGCTGTTTTAATTGGTCTTTGGTGGCTTTAACAGAAGCGGCCAGCGCTTTATTGCTGGCCTGCATGGATTTAAACGGGCGGGTGACTTTATCGACCGCGCTCAGTAAAACCTGCAATCGGAGGTTTTTGTCACTCATCACTTGCCCCACTGCGGATTATGGCTTTATGCCGCCACTCCAGCAGCTCGGCCAGCGGCATTGAGTCGGTGACGGTCGGCGGCCAATGGAAGACGGCGGCAATATCCGCCGTCAGATCTTCTACTGTCAGCTGTTCAGGAAATCTAACCGGACCGAATTCGGTAAGAAAAAAATCGCCACAGCTTGCGACAGCTGATAAAGGTCTGCCGGATCGAGGTTGGCAACCTCGACCGCCGTCAGGTTCGGCGTGGTGATGCGCGGCAATACTTTGATCAAGGAATCAACGTCGGTTTCGATCAGCGCCTGCAAACGGGTGCCGCGCAGCGCGCTGGAGTTCGGCTTGTTGACGGTCACTTCGGTGATCAGCGTGGTGCCGCGCACGACTGGAACGTCCAGGGTGATCGGCTGGTTGGTTGCCAGTTCTGCGCCGTCTGTGGTCTGTTTTTCTTTCATCACGTTATCCTAATGATTGGTGCTGTTTAGGCGGCCCCTGCGGGCCGCATGAAATACCTGTCAGCAGGCGATTACAAGCCGATGGCGCGGCGGTGCTCCGCCAGGCGGTCAACGCCATCAACGATCTCGACCATGTTCACGGTGTCGATTTCCATCAGGACGCTGCCGTCCCATGTCAGCTTGAAATAGGTATTCTTGGCGCTCAGCTTGGTCTGCGTGTTGTCACCCTGCTTATAGTTGCCATGATCAAACTCGGAGAAACGCCCGCGCATGACCACTTCGACGGCAATGATCTCGGCGGTGTCGTCACGCTGGAACGAGCCGGCAAAGCGCAGGAGGATGCCGTCAACCTTGGCGATACCCCATTGCTTGTAAATCTGCGCCTCAATGCCGCCGAGAGTGATCTCGGCGTCAAGTGCGCCATCATCCAGCCCCAGATCAACGCTGGCGCTGCCGTTCATGCCGCCGCCCCGGAATGCTTCCAGCTTTCGCGTCAGCTTCGGCAGGGTGATTTCTTCAATAACACCCTGGTAGCTGTTGGCGTCATTGAACAGATTCAGGTACTTCAGTTTGCGTGGTAAGGCCATCGCGTCCCCCTTAACTGTTCACGTTCTGAGTGAAATTCATTAGATACTGATCGGTGATGCGCTGGCGCAGCAGCAGGTTTTCGAGCGGCGGCACAGGCGTGTAATCGTAATCCAGCACCAGCTTGCCGGCTTTCAGGGTGTCTTTGTCGTTGGCCGCTTCGTCAATCCAGCAGTTCCCGTCAACGATGTAACCGCCGTTTTTCAGCTCGCGGAATTTGGCGTTGATTCCCTCGATAATGTCTTTTGCAAGGGAAGGGTGCAGCGGCTGATCTACCGCCCACATCTGCGCCTCGGCCATCGTGTCGGCCAGCACTTGCGCGGTGCGGGTGTAGTTTTCAAACTGGAACAGCGGATCATCGGAGCAGGTGCGCGACCCCCAGAATCGGAATCCGTCTTTGCGGATCAGCGTGGTAACGTCGTTTTGGTTCAGCAGGTTGGCATCGGTGGCCGTGTCCTGCAAATCCCAATAGACGTCTGCGCTGATGCCGGTCACGCCGTTAACGCCGACGTTGGACAGGGTTTTATGCCAGCCGACCTGCTGATCCAACTTGGCGCGCAGCCCAAGCGCACGGGCAGTCGCGAAAGCTGTTGCGGATGCGTTGGTCGTGGTATCCCAGCTCAGGAAATCCGGCCAAATCAGCATAGCTTCGCGCTGGCTGAAGTTTTTGCGGTAGTCGAGCGCCTCGGATACCGTCTTGCAGCCATAGGCGCTGAGGTAGGCGAAGGCGCGGAGGCCTTGCGCCACGGCCAGTAATTCGGAAGCAACCGCCTCGTTATCGTGGCCCGGTACACCCAGAATGCGGGGCTTAACGCCAAGCTGGCTTTGGGCGGCCAGCAAGGCTTTCATGCCGGTTTTCTTGCCCTCGGTGGTCACGCCGCCGATGATATTGGTTGTCGTCTCGGCTTCGGTTTCGCCCTGGTCGACACGCACCACAACAGTGACGGGCTTGGCCTGAGCGGCGATAGCATCCAGCGAGCGGGCGAGGGTGCCGGTTTCGCCGGCCTTGCCGCTGGCGGCCAGGACGTCGGTAATTAAAACAGGGGTGTTTAACGGGAATGCTTTTGCGTCGGCGTCGTCACCGGTACAGACCATACCGACGATGGCGGTGCTGACAGTGGTGATGGTGCGGGTGCCTTCGTTGATTTCCTGCACGCGCACGCCGTGGTGATAGTCTTGAGCCATTAGGCGGATCTCCTGTAACGGTGTTCCCCTATGGTGGCGTCGGCGCGCGGTTAATGCATGCGGTGGGCTTTGTGTGGTGGCTGGCACAATGCGGCGCGAAATCAGCGCGCGGCAGGACGGATGGTGATTACAATGCCGTTATTTGCCGTAAAAATAAAGCCCCGCATGGGGCTTAGGCTACACGGTGCCACAGCATTTGCAGCTTATGGCGCTCGACAACGTTGATCGCCTGGCCCTGGCCGAGTGCCTCGGTTTGCGCCCAAACGGTATGAGCGTGCGCAGGCACATCAACATCATGTTCATGATCGCCGTTTTCGCTCGTCCATGTCAGCGCGTATCTTCCGCTACTGTCCGTCCCAGTTACGGTTTCATCGTATTTTGCACCCGGCCCATTCATGCCACCCTTATGTGCGTGGCGCCCAGCCATTTTTGCTTTCAGCGTATGCGCCGGTTGTTCGCTTGTGTTCCCCGACACATTCAGCACCGATTGCGGCAGATTGGCGCGCGTGATGTTTACTGTATCGCTGCCGCCCAGAGTGCCTACGTCGGAGCCGTCCGCTTTTGCCGTTCTGATCGTCAGGTGTTCGCCGGCATACTCCCATGTTGACCACGGCCAGCGCTCGTTTGGGTTCACGTTCTGGTTGAACAGGCGTGACGAGCCAATAGGGTTGTCCTGTTCCCAGGCTTCTCGAATTGCTCCTTTCACGGCGTCGGCGATAGCATTTTTTATGCTTTCGTCCAGCTCGGTTAATGCCTCGTCCGTGTAGTCCTTGGCCTCGTTTTTTGCGGCTGTAACGTCTTGCTGGGTAGCAATGACGACGGACGGATCGATAATCAGCGCCACATGCTCGGTGCTGCTGACTGCAAGCTGCATACGCACGATCTGCGTGCGGCTGGATCCGTCTGTGGTGACTGGCTTATAACTTTCCGGCATGTTGCCGACCGCAACGCAAGCGCCGTCTGACGCGAACAGCGCAACCTCACGTAACCACCACCCGCCAGCCTGCGCGGGGATTATCATCTCGGCTTCGACAGTGTTTGTCGCGGCATTTGCGACTGAGAGGCGATTAAGTCGGTCGCGAAATACTTCGTTAATTAGCCCGGCCTGCCTGGATGATGGCTGTGGTAAATTGCCATTACCATCGCCGACGGCCATCTCCGCAATATCCATTCTCTCGCCGGTAGCGATGGCCTCGGCCATACGTTGAGCGCCAATATCAGTAATGATGCAATAGTATTTTTTAGGGTTCATTTTTTCCTCGCCATGCCCTTATTACTGATAGGTCAGCCCGTCAACATCACTGATGTTGCCCGCAGTCGATTTCCCGACCGTTGACGCTGGCAGCGAAATACCTTTAGTGATACCCGTTACCGACCCGAACATAAAGTTATTGTTGTCCGCACGGATCAGCTTAGCCTGACCATTCCCGTTAAGCTGAATATCAATTGCTGCCTTAGTTTTGTCGTAATATGTGTCGCCCGCGATGCTGAACAGGTTATTACTGAGCGACGCATTGCGGATATTATTCACTTTTATAACTACCGGGTTTTTCCGGCAATTATTCAGTGTAGTATTGTCACAGAATGACAGATTCCAAATATCGAAATTGCCCACTGCCTCTAACGCAGAGCCTCTATCTACATCGAAGTTACATCCATTAATATTTAGACCATTAACAAAGCCAGTGAGTTTTACATGTGCGTCGTATGACGTACCGATGTTCGCGCCCGAAATGGTGCAGCCAGTTATCCCGCCGAGCAGCAGTACATTTTTCAAAGTATTACTTGCGCGTAAACCATCGAAAACAATCGCAGCAAATGAGTCGTTTTGTGCTCCGTCAAGTTGCACTGATTTTTGCGTTCTCCAGTGGTCTTCCAAAGTAAGGTTGATAAAGCGTAAATCCTGCACTTTGTTTGTTGTTTGCTCAAAGTGAATGTTACAATCATTGTAAAAGTCTTCACCACCGAAGAACCAATACCCGTTTTCAATGTCAGCATTGCAGATTGCAACGTTGTACATTGTTGTGTTTTTCCCGTAGATATTCTTCCAGTTGTGCATCATGACCAGATTACCGATTATCGCCTGATGCATGTTCATACTTTCGGTAAAATAGATACCGTATTTGTTATTTGCGAATACATGCGCAGATGTAACCAGCAGGTTTCGCATATAGTTACGAAACTCTATACCGATAGACTGGTATGAGAAGAAGCAGTTATTTAGCTTATACCCGAACAGTCCCTCTAACACCAGTCCAGTTCCACGTTTGCGGTCTGTACTGAATGTACGAATATTGTTCATACTGCTTGAGGCTTCAGGAATGCTAAGAGGCCAAACATTTTCTGGCCCTGCATCGGTTTTGAGTTTTCCTTTAACGTAGAAAATTGGTTTATCAACAGAGGTGATAAATGCGGAGTTATTCCCTTCAATTGTGCGAATAAGAGCCGGGTCAATCATCAGAGTGTCTGACACCAGATAATTCTTGTTAGCCTCAAACTCCAGCTTGCCCGTTTGCGACGCCGCCAGAATTTTACGCTTCAATGCCTCAGTATCGTCCGTTGCTGGAATAGTGCCCGCCGCGTCAGCATACGCGCCGTATTCTGTCGCACCGGCAGGTTTCAGCAGATAGTTAGCATTGCCAACCGTGCCATCGCCAGTGTTCATATCATCGCTAATATTCACCGCGGGATTGACCAGCTCGTCGCCGTAGGTCTGCCATGCCGTTTTTTTCGGCCCGATTTCAACCTGCATGAATGATGGCGGCTGGCGGGTGATAGACACGTAGATGAGCAGAAAGTCGTTATCACGGGTGTTTACTGTCACCGTGTTCTGGCCGTCCATATGAGTACCGGTTAGCCATTCAACAGTGCTTTGATCGAATGGATACCATTTAATTCCTGCGATACGGAAGCGATCAGAATCAGTTTTCGAGATAGTGACCACAGTGTTTCGAGGAACCGGAATAACAGCAGTACGCCCACTAACGCCCTCAATGCGATAGCCACCCGTCGGGCCTTCGCTCGGGCCGCCAGCCAACCACGCGATTTGATAATTACCGTCGAACAGGTTTTTCCCGCGGCGAATGCGGCTGTCAATTGGCTGCCATGGCAGTTTCTTTCCATCGCGACCAATAGGGGCGGCCTCTTGTGTTGCCGTACCGTATGACTCAAACCCGGTAAACTCGCTGCCCTCTTGAACCATCACCGCGCCTGGCTGGCGTAAATAGTTCTGGTTGAACGTTACAACCATGAAATATTCGTTGTTGCCAGATGTAACTGTGGCTTGGTTAACCAGACCATCAACATGGGCAAGTCGAACCTTCGTGCCTAGGTCTGGGTGACGGTTAGCAAAGCCAATTCGGAAACCGTCTGTAGCATCTTTCGCCACGGTATATGTGGCGTTCGGCTTCACGCGCACATACAGGCTACGCATGTGTGCAGGGTCCGACTCCGCGCTCAAATCAATTACATCCCCCACTGACAGATTGCCAGGGATATAGCGCGGGTATTTTTTGCTGATGTCGGCCAGGTTCTTGCCATTACTGATATTTTCGCCGGTAACACGACCGATGGCCTCCACTGACTCGGCTTTAAAGTTTGCGCCAAACTGCACCAGATTAACGGCGTCATGGTCTTCTGATTTTACAACAAACAGCTTTACATCCTGATTAGTGGATGTGTAGGCAATCATCAAATAGCGCGCATCGGCAGGCGTGGTAAACTCGATAATGTCGAATGGCTGGCCGGTTGTTACATCATAATCGGCCCCATTGGCACCACGTGGCCACGTCATTTCCGTGGCAATATCATCGACTTTCGGGTATTCAGCGTGCGTGCCGATTCGGAAGCGGCCTCCGTTTGCTCTAACGATATATTTCGCGCCCGGATCAATGGGGATTACTGCTGATTTGTAATTTTCACTCCCCGGCGCAACGGTTAATTTGTTGTCTGCATTGTTATACGCGAGATAAATCGCCTTGCCGTCCCACAGGTTATTATTTACAAGATAAAGCTGTTTAACCTTTGCATTGATGGCTTCAACGTATTCGCTGTTTTTAATTGCATTTCCGGTTAATGTGGCGACGCCGCTCACATTCTGATATTCAACCATCCAATCGTGATTTTCACCGGATCGGACGCTGACGCGCGCGCCATTAGGGATAACGCCATTATTAATGTCGCGCTGAACGTCAGCGATAGATTGATAGGGCGACTGGCCGGCGGTAAAACCGTCAACCAACTGCTTTAGATATGCCGTGCGGTTTGCAAGCTGTGATGCCTGAATATTCGCAACGCCACCGCGGCCACCTTCCACGCGTTCGCCGCGCTGGATCTGGTGAATAGCATTTTCCCAGCTCGCACCCTCAATAATATTGCTCATTTTCGTACCCCGGTATAATAAACGCTGCCGCTATATCTGTATGTGCCGTCATAAATAATGGCGTCGTCCGCATCCATATTAGGCGGATAGACAGTAATAATGTCGCCAGCTGTGATTGCTGCGCCGATTGAAATTGTGCCCGTTGATCTGGTTGCGATAGCAATACCTGTTATGTGCCTGCTGACAGGTTTAGCATCACCGATCAAACGCTCCAGCTCTTTGACTATTTCGTCGGTGATACCGACCTCATTCACGTCGATGGTGAGCCGAAACGTGCCGCGCGGGTCGGCGACTTCCCACCACTCGGCGATCGACATTGAATAGCCCAAGGCCTCAATGACACGCCGGATGGCGGCAACCGTTCCCTTGCGGCGGTGGATGTAAAAGGCATCCGTCACAGCCTTGCGCTTCTCTGCCGCCGTCCATTTCTCGTCCCAGCGGTCTACCGAAAACGCCCAGGCCAGATAGGGCAAAAATTTTATCGGGCAGCGGGCTGGGTTCCACAGGTCACGCAGCGGGACGTTCAGATCGCTGATGCCGGCGCAAGCCTCCGCTGCGCGCCGCTCAAGCTGCGATGAACCAGGTGGCAACAGGCTATTCATCTGAACCGCCGATCCTGATGTGGTAATCGGTGCAGTTGGCAGCCTGGGTACGATCAAGCACCACGTCAGCGAGCGGCGCGGCCAATTCAACACGTTGCACGCCCTGGGTATGAAGTGCGGCATAGATGGCTGATAGCCGAATATCGCGGCCCAGCCGGCGCTGCTCGTTGATGTAGTTCTTTAGACGCAGTTCAGCATCGGCCATGATCGGCTCAATCGCCGGGCCGGGGTAAACGTAGAGCGTGGCGTCAATCTGATAGTCAACAATTTTTGCAGACTGCACGGTCAGGCGGTCGGCCACCGGGCGGACTTTCTCGTCATTCAGCGCGGCGCTGACGGCGGCTAGTAGCTCCGGCGATGCCGTGCCGTCGCCGTCGCGGGATAGCACGCTGATGGTGACTTCTGCCGGCGCAGGGCTGATCGCCGAGGCGTCGGCGACTTTGCCGTCAGCGCTCTGTGCATGAAATTCATAGGCACCGGTCGGCCCGGCGACGCTCATACCTTCGAACGCGGCGGGGACGCGCTGGCGCAGGTCGGCATCACTTTCCATCGTTGGCGGGACGGGTGGCACAGCACCTGGATCACCCTGATCGATCACCAATCGTTTCACGTCGTTGTTTGCGGCCAGTTGGTCGAGGTCGCTGCTCATGGCGTAGGCCACCATTACGGCCTGCGCCGCCTCATTGACGCGCTGGCGCAACAACACTTCACGGTAGGCGGATTCTTGCAGGACTTTGACGATCGGCTCGGACTCATAGCCCAGCGTGCGGCGCACCGCTTCCCGTTCTTCCTCTGGGTACAGGCTGATCAATCGCTCTTTACGCGCTTCAAAGAGCGTTTCATAGTCCAGCGCTTCAATGACATTGGGGCGGGGTAGCTGACTCAGGTCGATCGTCGCCATTATTGCCCCCTGATCGGTAATGAAAATTGAATGCGGCCGGCGGTATCGGTTCGGTTGCCGACCAGGTCAACAACCATTTCCCCGTCCATGTTCGATGTGATGTTGACGGCGGTCAGGGATATGCGGTCTTCCCAGCGCAGCACCGCACCATAAACAGCGGCCATCATCTGAAGCTTGAGCGCCGGATTTTGCGGTTGGTCGATCAGGGCCGACAGCTGCGAGCCGTATTTGCGGCGCATGACGCGGCTACCGACGGGGGTGATCAAAATGTCGCTGACAGACTGGCGGATGTGGTCGATCTCGCTGATAGCCTCGCCGCTGTTACGGTTCATGCCGAGATACATCATGATGTTGGCCCCCCGGTGTTGCCGCCGCCGTTCTGCACGTTGCCGTGATAATGCAGATGGACGATCACGCCGTTGGAGTTAAAGCCTCCGCCGGTGTGGGTGATGTTGCCGTACATCTCGCCGCCGTATTTCAGCAGCAGCGATCCGGCGATAAGCTTGTTGGTGCACTCCACGACGGGCGCATCCAGCGTAATCATTTGGCCGGCGGTAACGACGACGACGTTTGAGGTGGCGCTGATTTTCTCAGCGGCCTGGATATCGGCGTATTTCATGCCGCGCGCCGTTAGCGTGCTATTTTCCGGCTCGTACTCAATGACCGCGCCGTCGGGAAAGTCAATGCGGACGGCGTCAGGTGAAGCGGATGGCGCAGGGTGCTGATCGGAGAACACGGCAGGCAGCACAAAGCCGGTGGTCAGCTCACCGAAAATGCTCAACACGATCACCTGTTCGCCTACCGACGGGGCTGACCAGAAGCGCACACGGCCGGCGCGCAGCGTTAGCCAGTTCAGCCAGTCGGTTTCATTCGCGCCGGTTAATACGCGGCAAAGGCCTTTCGCCGTATCCACGTCGGACACGGTGCCGATGCGCACGATGTTAGCCAGGCGGCGGCGTAGTTCAGTGAGGATTGCATTCATACCGCCAGTGTGACGCGTGCGGGCGCGGGAGGCATGCGATGCGCCTTGTGCCATCGCTGGCACAAGGCGGCGGGGATGTAGTTATTTGGCGATGTGGGTCAGGGCCAGATCCTTGATCCATTCGATATCGGTGTCAGTAAAGCCGAGTAGTTGCCGGCGCTCATAACGCACAGTCGGGCCGTTCCGGCTGACTTTATCACGCAGGCCGTAATGGTGGACGGCGGACAAATTCGTCACGCCGGCGGCGAAGGTGACGGCGGCTTCATCGGGGCCGGATTCCGTTTTCATAAAGCGCGCGGTGCGCAGGCGTGTGAACATCTTGCGGCGGATGCGGCCCTGCTTGTCCCGGTGCTTGTTCTTGCGTGGGACGTAGGGGGAGCCGTCCGGATTTTTTTGCTCTTGGATATGCTTTTGCTGGCGCTGGCGCAATTCTTTCGCCACCTGGCGGGTGAATACGCGCCGCGACTGCGGGGAAAGCTGTTGGAGCAAGACAGAAAGGGTGTCGTCCAGCGTCTGGAAATCGTCTAAGCGGCCCATGCTGCCACCTTCCGGCCCTGCATCCAGATCTCAAACTCGGTGACGTTGTTCGGCGGCGGTGGCGGTTCGTCGACGTGGCTGACGTGCAGCTTGCCGTTTTCCTCTTTGACGATCACGCGCTCCGTCAGTTTCAGATCAATGCTGATATCTCTCACCCCGTTATTCAAGAAATCCGCCTCGAAGGTGAAACCGTCGCCGCGCTTGTCCGGGTTCGCCATAATGTCCGGCTGATTGGTGCGCAGCCAATGCAGAATAGGGACGATCAACAGATTGGCGTCGTCGGCGTAGTTGGTCACGATCATATTGAGGGTGTATTGATACTCAAACGACAGCGACGTGGCGAAGGTGCTGTAAATCGTGCCCTTATCAATAAAAATATGCAGGAAATCAGGGTTTTCTCTGATGTGATTGACGGCGTCGCCCAGGGCGGCGCGCAGGGAGTCGGGTTTTAACATGACAGCTCCTACGGTTGCGTCAGGCAGACGTCGCGAATGTAGTCTTGCAGCCCGGCGATCTGGCTATTGGCGGTTTCTATTCGCTTTCTGAGGGTGAAATAATCCCGTTGAGCGGCGTCAGTAAGTCTGGCGGCGGTTGCATCAACCATGCCGGCGGTGCTGGCGGCCTGGCATGAGGCGTTGAGGCGCAGCCGGCGGCGGCCATCATCAACATCGCGTTGCAGATCATCAATTTTATTTTTTGCATCGGTCAGCTCTCGGCTTCGGTTTTCGTCGATAGTGGCAACGGCTATTTGCGTTTTGTTCTGCCACTCGATCTGGCCGGCCAGTCTCTTGTTGTCGCGTTGCAACGTTTCGCGTTCCTGCCGCAGCCCCTGATTGCTGTAAACCAGAAACGCCAGCGCACAAAGCGCGATCAGCGTGATGCCGGCGGCCAGGCGGGTCATTTTTGCCCCCAGGTGCAGACCTCGTGTTCAATATCGCGGCGATTCATCAAGCCTTTCCACGGCTTACCGCCGGCATAAATCCACTGGCGCAGGCCGTCGCATGCGCCGGCATAGTCGCCGGCGTTCAGCTTGCGCAGCAGGGACGAGCGCTCAAAGGCGCTGACGCCCACGTTATAGCTGAAACTGATCAGGGCGGCTTTCTGGTACTCCGTCGCCGGCACTTTTACCGAACGATTGACCGATCGCGCAAAGGGGAGCAGGTCTTTGTCCAGAATTGCCTTGCATTCCGCCTGGGTGTAGCGCTTGCCCGGCACGATATCGGCCCCGGTGTGGCCGTAACATACGGTCAGCACGCCGGCCACGTCGCGATAGGGTTCAAATCTGACGCCCTCAAGCTCTGGGATCATCAACGTGGCGATCGCCAGCGCGCCAGTACCGGCCGCACCGAACAGCTTTTTACGCAGGGCAGATGACATTGCCATTACTCGGCTTCCTTATTAAAAAGCCCGAGTTTCGCCGGCGGCTCGGTAATGATCCCTGCGTCGACGCCTTTCTCGTAAGCCCGCGTGCGCCGCCAGTCGAAATAGGTCTGCGTGAGATAGGTGATCAGGCCCAGGAGAAAGCCGCCGATCACCGCAACCTGATTCCAGTCAACGTGGCGAAACCAGTCGACCAGCCCGCCAGTGCATAAGCTGCCGGCAATGCAGTAGTTGATACCGGCCGCAATCTTTTCAGTCATGATTTTCATTCTCCACCTCCCGCGCGCCGGGATTAATCCCACAGTTGCAGGGTCTGAACCGATTCGGATTGAACAATGTCCGGCATGTCGACCGGGTAGCCGTGCGGCAATATCGGCCCCTGGTCTGCCAGACCTGGATTATTCAGCAACACCTGCTCGGTCACGTCCTGCGTCTTGCCGTAGTAGCGCTGGCACAGCGCATCAACGGTGTCGCCCTGGTGCGCATAGACCTTCATCAGATCAGCTCTACCGTCATGCGCGGCAGCGATTGCAGGTCATTGATGGCCCAATCTGCATCGCGGCGGAGATCATCGATCGACGGTTCGATAGCGTCGGCGCGCTTTGAACCGGATGCCGTGGCGTCGAAGCTGCGAAAACGCTCGGTAACGCTGGCCTGAGTCAGGCAGAACACGGCGCGGCGATACAGCTGCACGCGGGTACTCTCGTCGTCCAGGTGATCGGCGGGAACCTGTTCCAGTTCGCTGTAGCCCGCGCGCTGTTGCTGCTTGCGCCAGACTGCCAGCCGATCGTTGACTTCGTTGATGGCGTTCCGCGCCGCCTCAAGCAGACGCGGCTGGGTGATGGTGCCGTCCTGCCGCATGTCTTCGCGGTACTGTTTCAGGTCGATATCCGGCCAAAAGTCCGTATTTTTGATGACGGTGCTGGCCGGCGGCGTCGGCTGCTTGGCGATGTCGATTTCCAGCGCGTTGCCGGGCTTTTTGTCGCCTGGCGCGGGTTCTATTGCGATGCTGACCATACGTTTTCCTGTAGGTGGGCGGTGGACGGGAGCGTTGATGCGGTTTAAACCTGTCGCGGCTCCCGTGCCGCCCTCGCCGGGGGCGATTCGGTTAACTTCCTGCCTTAATGACTTTTTCCAGCTGCTTGATATCCGTTCTTACGCCGGAGTTTTCATCTTTCATCAGGGCTTTTTTCAGCATGTCCAGTGCCAGCACGGCGTCGCCGTCCTGTCGCAATGCATAGCCAACAAACTTGAACAGACGGGCTTTCACCCGATCTGGCATGTCCTGATTAGCTAACAGTTGCTGCGCGCGTTGCAGCTGCGCCGTGTTCAGTGGCCGACCGGCGGAAAGATCGCGCTGTGAAACGGCGGCGATCTCTTCAGCGAGCAGGCAACTGGTCGAGCGGTCGAAACCGTCGGGCGTAACCAGATCGTGCCGGATGGCGTACTCGCCGATATCAAGGGCATATTCCAGGTTGCCAATATCCAGAAACCAGACCAGCACACGCATCAGGATCGCATCCTGCCGGCCTGCGTCGCTTTGCAGCACACCGGCCACCCACGGCATGTAGGTCGGCAGCATGCCGCGCTTCAACTCGGCTTTGGTTTCATGGGACTCGACGCCGCTCAGCCGCGCCAGATCCTGCTGCATCTTGAACAGCAACAGGTCGTAATTGCCCAGATGGCTCAGGCTCGCCGCCTCATCCAGTGAGGCGGACTGCTGCGCGGCAATGAAGTGCTTGTGTCTGCGTGCCGGGCTGCTCATGGATTAGCCCTCCGGGTTTTCCGTTTGTTGCTGCTCTGGCTGCTGGCCGGCTGGCGCTGGGGCTTTCGCTTTCACGATTTCGATATTTTCGATCAGCGCCGCGCCTTCGTAGTCTTCAACGACATAGGCTTCGTTGACCGACTCAAAGTTATCGATGCGGTCGCGTTTCGGGTTGTCGATGATCGCGCGGCGGCGGGTGCCGTCCTGCCAATAAATCGACAGGTTATCCAGTCGGGTGATCAAGATGGTGTTGTCCGGGATGAACGGGACGCGCATCGCTTGCAGACCGCCAAGCCGTTTCTGGCTGATGATGATATCGGCGGCCAGGGCTTCACTGTTCTCTTGCTTTTTGTTCACCAGCGGGAAATATTTGTCTGCCAGCAGAGAGCGGCCGACGATGGCAACCAGCTCGGTGTCGTCCTGATACCACGGCGCGATCAGCTCATTGACGGCATCCATTACCAGCGCGTCCAGATTTTCATAGTCGCCGGTGTCGCCGATGCGGATTTTTTCCGACACGACGCTGCCATCCTCGCCCAGCACCTTATCCATTACTTGCTCCGGCGCACCTTTGCGGATCTTTTCCAGCCAACCGATGTTGACGTCCTGCAACAGTTTGTTGACGGTGATATCCGAGGTCTTGGCGCGCTTGATACCGTTAAAACCGATCATGATGCGGTCGAGGCCTTGACGCTTCACAATCTGATCGCGGATGCGGGTCTGAAAGTCCGCGAATTTGGCCCACATATCCAGCTTGGAATATTTCAGCGCCGTGTCGAAGTTGGTTTGCGTACACATGTAACCGATTTCGTCCAGGGTGGTTGGGTCGATCGGTTCGCGGTCTTTTTCGTCGGTGTTGGTCGTGCTGGCGACGGGGCGGTCAATGCCCAGGCCGAGTTTTGATCCGCTTTGCTCGTCAACAGGATAGATGTTGATCAGCTGTAAAAAGCCGCTACTTTCCTGAATCTTGCTTTCCAGTCGCTGCGTTATTGTTGGCTCTACGGTGAACTTTGCCGCAACGTCTTCAGGGTCGATGTGGTTCAGGTTCGCCACCTGAGTTAACAACTTTTTGTACTGCTTACGGGTATTCGGTTTCATTGGTTATTCCTTGTTCCGGTCGTGTATGTCGATGCGGTGCCTGTTTTCGCCGTTAATCCGTCAGCAGTCGGTTAAAACTTCATCGCCGCCGCCGGTTGACAGGTCGCGGCGGTGCGTGGATCGGTCAGTAGTGCTGAGGGTGCTTTTCAGCTCGGAAAGCTCGGTTTTCGCCTCTTTCAGCTGACTTTCCAGCGATTCAACGGTGGTTTTCAGACCGGAAAATGCTTCGACTTTGGTTTCAAGCCCTTGCTGGCGTTCTGCAACAAATTCCACCGCCTGATGAACGTCGGAAAAACGGCCGTCATCGGAGTGCTGTTTTTTGCTGAACATGGCCTTGATGTGGGTCAGAAGGTTCGGTTTTTCGGTTTCTGGCGCGTCAAATTCCATCACGGTTTCTTCCATCGCCCCGAAGTGCAATCCGCTGGTTTCTGCCAGGTTGTTGGCGGTGAATTTCATAGATTCACTCCCCAGCGACGCCGGATTGTCGGTAAACGCCAGCCCGGTCAGATAGGCTTTGCCGGTGTCGGCAAATTGCGGGTAATACTCGATGCTGGTGTAAATTTTTTGCCGATCGTTGTTCAGCTTCACCAGCCCATCCGTCGCATCGACCTGCGCCAGCAGCGCCAGCTTGCCTTTCAATTGGCCGGAGGTGATTTCCTGCGTCTTCAACGCGACGACGTCGCCCTGGGCTTTAAAGGCACTGTCCGGGAAAATACTCAGGTAGTGCTCAAGGTTGGCGCGCGCCGGGCGGAATGCAGGCGAAAAGGTTTCCGCCATTTCTTCGATATGCCGGCGTTCGATTTTGCGGCCGTCACTGGTCGCGCCTTCAACGGCGACGCGGAAAAATTTTGATATTGGCATGGGTAAGCCCCGATCAGTCAGCAGATGGGCCGGTATTGGCCGTGTTTGGCCTATGTTGGCTGGGGCGGGATGGCGGGACAACGCGGCGGCTTTGTGTGGTAGATGGCACAAGGCGCTTTAGGGGTGTTGGTTGTGGCGCGTAGGTAGCCTTTCGGTATTGAAACGTTGAAATTCAGGCCGATAAAGCATGAGCGCTATTACTATCAGCACCGATCTTGATCCCCGCCGTCAAGCCATGTACCTGTATTGGCAGGGGCTTCGCGTCACTCGCATCGCCGAAATGATCGGGGAGAATCCCGTCACGGTACACAGTTGGAAACGCCGCGACAAGTGGGACGATTACGGCCCGCTCGATCAGATGCAGATCACCACCGCCGCCCGCTATTGCCAGCTGATACTGAAGCCGGAGAAAGAAGGGCGCGACCTCAAGGAGATTGACCTGCTGGCGCGCCAGGCCGAACGGCACGCGCGCATCGGCAAATACAACGGCGGCGGCAATGAGGCCGATCTCAATCCCAACATCGAGAGCCGAAACGCCGGGCCGCGCCGGCGCACCCAAAAGAACGTTTTCACCGACGAACAGCATGCCAGGCTGAAAGAAATCTTTCTCGAACAGATGTTTGCCTATCAGCGGCGCTGGTATGAGGCTGGGCTGTCAAAAGATTTTCGGATCCGCAACATCCTGAAATCGCGCCAGATCGGCGCGACGTACTATTTTGCGCGTGAAGCGCTGATCGACGCCCTGGACACGGGGCGTAATCAGATGTTTGTTTCCGCCTCGAAAGCACAGGCACACCAGTTCAAAAACTACATCATGGCATTTGCGCAAGAGGTCGATGTGGAGCTGCGCGGGGAAACCATCATCCTGCCAAACGCGGCTGAATTGCATTTCCTCGGCACCAACTCCAACACCGCACAGGGCCGGCCTGGCAATCTTTATCTGGATGAATATTTCTGGATCCCCGGCTTCAAGAAACTGCGCCGCGCCGCATCGGGTATGGCGTCGCAAACCCGCTACCGTTCGACCTACTTTTCCACCCCGTCGAGCATGACGCATGAGGCCTATTCATTCTGGAATGGCACGCTGTTCAACAAGGGCAAATCCAAGGATCGCCGCCGTGAAATTGACGTTAGCTATAAACGCCTGGCCGGCGGCGTTCTCTGCGAGGACAAGCAATTCCGCCAGATCGTCACCATTGAAGATGCGTTGCGCGGCGGCTGCGACCTGTTCGACCTCGACGAGCTGCGGGAGGAAAACAGCGATGAAGATTTTGACAACCTGTTCATGTGTAACTTCATCGACGATACATCGTCCGTCTTCCCGATGGGTGAAATGCAGCGCTGCATGGTGGACAGCTGGGAGCACTGGACGGACGTCAAGCCGTTTGCATTGCGCCCGGTAGCGTCGCGCGAAGTCTGGATCGGTTATGACCCTGCCAGTTCTGAAGATGGCGACAGCGCCGGGTGCGCGGTCATCCTGCCGCCGCTGGTTGCCGGCGGAAAATTCCGGGTACTGGAGCGCCATCAGTGGCGCGGGATGGATTTTGCAGCGCAGGCCCGCAACATCAAGGCGCTGACCGAACGTTACAACGTGAGCTATATCGGTATCGACAACACCGGCCTGGGCCGCGCGGTGTCGCAACTGGTGCGCCAATTCTTCCCGGCGGTGAACGCCATCAACTACAGCCTGGAAATGAAAACCGACCTCGTACTGAAGGCCCGCGACGTGATCCGCTCCGGCCGCCTGGAGTTTGATGCCGGCGCGTTGGATATCGCCCAGGCGTTTATGTCCATCCGCAAGCAAATGACGGCCACCGGCCGCCGGGCAACCTATGTCACCAGCCGCGCCGAAGGCGTCAGCCACGGCGATGTGGCCTGGGCCGTCATGCACGCCTTATTCAATGAACCGCTCGAAGGGGCAACCGGTAGCAATACAGGTTTTATGGAGATCTACTAAATGAGCAAGCGCAACCGGGGCCGCAAGCACGCCCAGCCAACGACACAAAAACAGACTGGCGCGCAGCACGTCGAGGCGTTTACCTTCGGCGACCCGATCCCGATGCTGGATCGCCGCGAAATACTGGATTATCTGGAGTGCTGCGTCGTTGATCGCTGGTATGAACCGCCTATCTCGTTCAACGGCCTGGCGAAGACGTTCCGCGCGGCGGTTCATCACAGTTCACCGATCACGATGAAGCGCAACATTTTGGTGAGCATGTTCAAGCCCCACCGGCTGCTGTCAAAGCAGGATTTCAGCCGCTATGCGCAGGATTTTATGGTGTTCGGCAACAGCTTTATGGAGTCGCGTTATAACCGCCTCGGCGGGATAATGAAGCTGGTTCCCAGCCTGGCGAAATATACCCGCCGTGGCGTCAATACGGACTCTTATTGGTTCGTGCAATCGTGGGCGGAGCCGCATCAGTTTGAAGATGGCACCATTTTCCACCTGCTTGACCCGGACATTAATCAGGAGATCTACGGCGTTCCTGAGTATCTTTCCTCGCTTAACTCCATTTGGCTGAACGAGGCCGCAACGCTGTTTCGCCGTAAATACTACCTCAACGGCAGCCATGCCGGCTTTATCCTGTACATGAACGATGCCGCGCACAAACAGGATGATATCGACAACCTGCGCAAAGCGCTGAAGGAATCGAAAGGGCCTGGCAACTTCCGCAATCTGTTCATGTATGCGCCGGGCGGTAAGCCGGACGGCTTGCAGCTGATCCCGTTGGCCGAGGTGGCGGCGAAAGATGAGTTTTTGAACATCAAGAACGTGACGCGCGACGATCAGCTGGCGTCCCAGCGCACGCCGCCGCAGTTGATGGGGATTTTGCCGAATAACACCGGCGGATTCGGGGATGTGGAAAAGGCCGCGCGGGTATTTGCGATTAATGAGCTGGCCCCGTTGCAGGAACGCCTTTGCGAGCTAAACGACTGGGTAGGGGAGGAGGTGATCAGCTTCAACCCGTATGAACTGCTCAAGAATGACCAATAAGTTACTAGCTTATTAAGTTAGTGGCTTGATGTGTGCAATGTGAACCGCCGAAAGGCGGTTTTTGCATTCTTATGCTGCGCTATTCATATCGCATTTTTTATCCGTGCGCCATTGTGACATGTCACAGGCGTTTTTTTTCATTAAAATGTCGCGTCACACGGCTGTTGAAAATTAAAATGTGACGTGGCAGGATAACGCCAAGTCGCCCGCCATGCTCAATGTCGGCACTCAACCCGCAAACGCGGTTTTTGCAGAGATCGAAAGTGATTCTTTGCCAGAAAAACGCCGCATATCCTAAGCGCAACAATCCGCATAGTTCATTGCATACCTAATCACCCCTCAAAACCGCACCAGACAAGGCTTTAGCGCCTTTTTCCTACTGCATAAAAAGTGAATTGTTAAGCATGCAGCGTGGGGGCGGGGGGGACGGCACGGAACAGGGGATCGATGGAGATCGTTTTTCCTGCCTATCCCCCGCAAACCTCGCACCGCATTCACCTGCGCATCGCTGCGAGGCGATTAGATTTGATGTGCGATTGTTGGTGCAAAGAAAAAGCGCCTCGCTGTGTGGTGTGTAGGCGCTTTGGTGGGGGCGGTAATGTGCGGGTTTCTATGTCGATTGGTTGGTGTTATTCATTTTTGTGAATATTAATTCATTTTGATTGCGTCATTTCTCCGGTGCTGCTATTCTCGACTGGCGAAGGTTCTACAGCGTTGTCAGCATCAGCCTTTTATAGCCGGTGGTCTGCCAGCATTGCGTGTCGCCTTGCATGCAGCACCCGCCCGGCTCGCCCGGCAACGTGTCGCCGCATTTCCCACAGCTACTTTTACGCAGCTCGGCCAGCTGTTTATGTAACAGCTTGTTGTCTTGTCGTATGAGGCCGATCAGGTATTCCGTCACCTCGTAAGGTTCCCTCGCGATTCGGCGCTGCTGGCAACCTTCCAGGATCATCGCCATTTCCTGGCTATCGACGCGCAGGGTTATCGTTGTGATGCCATTCGCTTTGTCGCGCTGGCGCTGGCTGCGTTTACGTTCTGCCGATGTAGTCATACTATTCCTCCGATTTTAGCGATGCGAAATACTGTTGCTCAGCCCTTTCAATTAAGGCTTGGTGCTGCTGTTCCCTGGTTAATTTCAGGGATGGGCCGATCCCATCTTCTTTCCGTATGCGTTTACCAATTAGCTGTGTTTGGCTTGGTACTTGCTTTTTCCACAGCTCTGCTAGGCGCTGTTGAGGGTTAGGCGCCTGCGGTTTCCTGTCGATGTACAAACAGCCATCCGCCTGTGCTCTATATCGCTTCCCATCAACGATCACCGTTGCCCCTTTGGCCGCCGCCTTCAAAATGCTGGCATCCAGGCTGAAGCCTATCGACTCAGCAAAGCTTTCTATCCGGCGTTCCTGCGGGCTGAGTGGCCGGCGAATCGTGCCTATCCCCTCATTCGCGCCCGCCGGTCTGTCAGCTACTGCATCCTGAATGTCGCCTAGGTAGAAATACGCCAGCGCGCGCTGCTGCTGTTCCTGGCGGATCTGTTCGCGCCAGCGTGCCAGGCTGTCCGGATCGGGCTGTTTTGCACGGATTTGGGGCAGATAATCCCCTTCATCAGGCAAGGCGAAGCCCTCGGCGACTGCCGCGTATGGGTTTTTCACTCGTTCTGGCGATGTGCTGCGTATCCGCCGGAGCAACAACCGCCGCTCTTTGTCGGTTAATTGCTCAAAATTGAGGTTTTCAGGTGGTGGTGGCGGCTCCGGCGGCTGTTTGGTTTTTAACCTTTCCGGCGATGCCGTACAGTTATTGACAGAACTCCGAGAGGGCGCAGGCGCGCCCTTAAGGTCAACGGCCAGGTCAACGGCACGCGCCGGCACAAACTTCCATTCTGTCGTGCGGGTGATGATTGGCGTGTCGATGCCGACCGGCGGAGAGAACACCCCACGGATCCGGATCACGTCTTCGCCGTAATCGTTCGGTGTTTCTGCCGGCTCGTAGTAGGTGCGCACGACCAGATCATCGCGGCGGACAAACGGCCCGCCCTGGGCGTTGACGTACTCCGCCCACTTCCCGCAGTCGGCGGCATCGTGTACGGCAGCGAATTCGACGCTCAGGCCGACGGCGGTTTCATGGTCGGCCATGCGGCGCAACTCACGGTAAACCGTTACCGGCGCGCCGCCGATAAACTGAAACTGACGAATACGCCAGCGGGCCGCCCAGGCAGACACGGCCGGGGCGACTTCCTTCAGCTCTTTGCCGCTGTCGTCATCAAGCTCGCCGTCCAGCGCGTAACCGTCGATGTTTTTGCTGATGTATTTAGCGATGTAGCCGGTGGCGCTGCCTTTCTCCGGGTCGATGGCTTCAGCGTGGAAACGGGCCTTTCTGGTGCGCTCGCTGTACAGCTCGCCGGCGTCTTCCTCGCAGGCGTAGCTGCGCAGAATACTGCGCACCTGTTCCACGGCTTCAGGACGCATGAACAGCAACATGTGCCAATGCGGCGTTCCGTCGGCATGCGGCTCGGCCACGCGGATCCCAAAAATTCGAATGTCTTCGCGGTGCAGCTTGGCGCGGGCGCGCTCCCAGACGCCGCGCAGGTAGCGCTGCGTTTCGTCCGGGCTGGCTCCGCGCCATTTTTTATTGCGGTGGCCGTGCTTGTTGGTGGCGTGGAAGCGAGAAGGGGCCGTCAGGGTGTAAAACTCTCCCACAAAGCCCATTTCATTACAGATATTCTCAAAGCCGCGGATGCGCGCCATCAGCTCGCAACGGCGGATCGCCGGGTTCGCCACGCTGTGATCGTATTTGTCGATCAGCGAAATGCGGTTGCCCTCGTCGTCTTCCAGTTCCATCGACTTGAGAAATTCGCGCGTGCGCCGCTTCTGCTCCCGCCAGTCTCCGACCGTTGGCCGGCTGGCGTAAGGCGTCGCCTTCTTGCTGACGTGGCCGATCGCGATATGCAAGTGCTCTTTCCATCGGTCAGCATGCCGGCGTAGGCGGCGCAGCCACCAGTTTTCAGACAGCATGCGCAGCACCGCCGGCCCGGTATTCTCGACCGTCATTTTTTCGCTGTCAGACTGATAGGTACCCCACAGCGGCGGGGTCTGTTTGAATCGGCGGGTCAAGGCAGCTGCGCCTAGGTATAGCTCCAGCACGCTCAGGAACTCTGAGGCACCACCGGCATCTTCATCGATCACGCTTAACTCGCGTTTGATGGTGATCGCGATATCCTTGGCCAACAGCTCGACATCGGCACGGCTGGCATCTGGCAGCCGATTAAACCGCTGGCACAGATCGGCGTCGATGTTGTTTTCTGAAATGCGGTATTTCTCGTTGACGAGATCAAGCCGTGGCAATACGCGCTCGACAAAGTTTTTCGTCAAGTACGCATTGCCCCGGCGGATGCCCTGTGATTCTTCCAGCTGGCTGATGTGGTAACGCACATCGCGCTGTATCAGTTGCGGCTGCTGCTCAAGCAGATGATGCGCGCGCAGGGTGGCGGCGATCTGTTCTTCGGTCTGTTTTTGGCTTTCTGCCAGCAGGTCTACAGGTGGATCGATCGCCGGCCGTGGGGCGTTCCACGGAAAGGCCCATTCAAAAGCAGGTGCGCCGCTGCCAGGATATGGCAGCGGCGGTGATGGTTGGTGGCGGCCGCGGAGTCTATGAGTCATTATTGCAGGTCTCTTTTTCGTCCATAGAAACGAATGACCTGGCTAACGTAACGCTTTGGAAGCTCCATTTTTTCAGCAATGATTGAGACTGGCACACCCTCTTCGTAAAGAGCGCGGCACAGTTCAACATCATTGCTTGATACTTTGGCAGAGTGGTGGTTATCACCGTAACGCTGTAATGAAATGCCTGTATTTTGCGCAAGGCGGTATATCGTTTTAGTGCTTAAGCCAAGTAATTCGCCGATCTCTGCTGCGCTTAATTTTCCCGCGTATTTACGTAGAATGGATCTAGCTTGTTCCTTGGGGATGTGATGCCTCACCTTTTTAAATAGGATCCCCTCGTACTCCACTTTATTGCGTATTACAGTAGTACTCGCCCCCATAATGAGAGACATTTCAGCAATGGTGTGATTTGGAGCCAATCGGCGAAGCTCTGCAACTCTCTCTTTTGTCCACCATGTAATTCGCGCTGATGGTCTCGGCGGAAATTGTTCGGCCATCTTGCCGGATAGTATTGTCCACGGATGTATATTCATGATTTGAATGGCCCTCTCTCGATGCTCAACATCACGTAACCCGGTTTCCACGGGTGCAAATCAGTGACATGGGTGATCCGCACCCAAATGAATTGCCCTGAAAACCCTTCCAGTCCGTCGCAATCCTTTAGCCACCCATACTCGGACAAACACAGCAGATCTCCGGCGGCGTAATCCCGATCGTTGATGCGAAACTCCGCTTTTTTCTCACCGCTGACCACGGCCGCGAAATGTTCCGGTAAAATCTTGAGTTGATGCCTTTTCATGCGATTTCTTCCCCAATGATTTCTCTTTGGAATTGATGTAGTTGATGGCGCTTATGCAGCTGATTAAGTCGGCGCATCGTGCGAAAGCGTGGGCGGAACTGAAACTCTCTTGGAGCGTATTGGGCATTCACCTCATACAAATGGCCGTAGCTGTACCAGCGATTGCATGTCCATACGCCGTAGCTTTTACCGTGCAGGGAAAAAACGAGGAGATGTTGAGTTGCTGTAATAACTTCCCCTTCATCCATTAGGCGGGTTAGACATATGTCCCAATCATGGCTAAACGGCTCTTGGTACATAGAAAACAGGGTGTTGCCAATATGTTGCAAATAATCTTTAAGCATTGACGGCCTCCAGAGTTGCGATGATCTCGCCAGCTGTTGCGCGGCTGGCAGCTTTGGCGCTGACAGAACGGCGTGCGGTGGCGGTGGTGATGGTGAAATCGGAGTACAGCGCCCGCGCGGCGTCGGTTTCGCTGTTCGAGGCCACGACGTGGCAGCCGCGTTTTGCCGCAATGCGCAGCATGCGCGCCAGCTTTCTCTGTTGTTCGCTGGTGAATCCGTCAGTGTGGTAGCTGGTGAAATTGGCGGTGGCGCTGACCGGGATGTAGGGCGGATCGCAATAAATCACGTCACCGGCCTGTGCCTGCCGGATCGCTTCCTGGAATGTGCAGCACAGGAAAATCGCCTTTGTGGCCTGGGCCTTCTCAGAGAAAGCCCGGATTTCGTCTTCGGGGAAATAGGGCGCTTTTCGATGACCAAACGGCACATTAAACTCGCCGCGTAGGTTATAGCGGCAAACGCCATTGAAGCCGTGGCGATTCAGGTAAAGGAACTGCGCGGCACGGCACAGGAAATTACTGTCGCAGCGCAGATTGAAATCGGCGCGTACAGCGTAATATCCGGCCTCGCTGGCGTGCTCCCTGAACAAGTTGCGCGCTTCGCGGATCAGGACGTCCGGCAGGTTTTTGGCGACGTTGTGGAAGTTGATTAGATCGCTGTTGATATCGCACAGCAGATAGCTTTCGTAGTCGGTGTTGAGAAACACAGCGCCGCTGCCGACGAACGGCTCAACCAGCCGCTTTCCGGCTGGCAGGTGCTGGCGCAGGGTGTCGATGATGCTGGCCTTGCTACCCAGCCATTTCAGGGCCGGGCGGTTCATATGCCACCGCCTTTGACGCTGGAATCGACAATTGCGAAGCCGATTACCGTCATGCCGTCATAGATCGCCCCGATGGTGTCAGGCGCGATCAAAGCATTGATGACTCCCACCATGCCTATGAGGCAGTAACCGTCACAAAAGCCAACTCTTGCCGATGTTTCTTTAACCAATTTCTCAGAGCAAAAGACGCGATTATTGACCAATGCTGTAATCGCGACAGGGTCTACCTGAAATAACCCGTTAAGGATATCAACAGCTTTCTGTGCCGTTATTCCGTGTGATGCGCGGTGATAACCACCGGCCGCCATTGCCTTAATCACGCCGAGAGTGGTCAGGCAGTCTGAAAGGGCGCGATGCGGCGTTCCTTCGATAACGACGCCTTGCTGTTCAGCGGCGGCGGTTAACTTCTGCCATTTATATCCGCCTCGGTCGCTGATCTGGCCGTAGAATTCGGCGTAGGCCAGCATGGCGCATTCAAACATTGGTCGCTCGATTTTAAAGTGAATAGTGATCCACCAACGATCATTGGTCTGATCAAGAATCCGGGTGTCGAAATCACTGTTGTAAATCACGACCCTGCGCCCACTGATAATGTCGTAAAGACTGCGGCACACATGCGGCCAAGATGGCGCAGTCGCTACCATTTCGTTTGTAATTCCGTGAATGGCTGTCGCGGAGGCAGGGATCACGCTTCGCGGTTTTACCAGCGTGTTCAGCAGAACCCGGCCGGCAGTGTCGATGATGGTGACTTCTACGATCTCGGCGTCATCGCCAAGCCCGGTGGTTTCGGTGTCCATAATCAGGACGTTGTCGCGCAGCCATTGCTGTGCTTGCTGTTGTGGTGTCATGTCTTACCCCTTGAAATGGCGTGATTTTGCTTCTCTGGTGGCCTGGCAGTGCACGCAGGTGCTGACGCCATGAATCAGGCGGCGGCGCTGCTCAGGGATGGGTGCTCCGCATTCTTCGCAGTGAAATGCAGAAGACCCGCAAGGTTGCGGGCGGGCGTTTTTGATTTGGGCATCAAGGGTTAGCTGATGCCGTTCCTGTGCCATGTCGATTTGATCGGCCATTGGGCGTCCTTAGTCGTAATTGCGCAATTCAGGCGGCATGCACTGTTGATTAAACTCCCGGCAGCATCTGCACTGGCGGTATGCGAACCAACCCACGACCGCAAAGGCGAGGACAAACCAGACGGCGATTACAGCAATGAAGGTGTTCATTTCGCGGCACCTTCTTGTTGAGTGCCGACCTTTTGGCGGGCGGAAATCCAGCTTTTCAGCATGGAAAGGATTTGATCGCGGGTGGCGTTGTCGGCCTCAAGGCGTTCAATCCTCGTGCTCAACAACTCCAGAAGTTGCAGCCGTGAAGCGCGGCGGGCATCCGCAAGCAACTCCATTAATTCGGCGTCGTTCATAAAAACCCCCTGAATTCAGGATGTAGGAAACCCGCCGCCAAAAAGGCGGCATTTTTTTATTTCGGATGGTGGATATATTTCAGTAAGCGCTGAATGTGCTCACTGAAATATATGCCGGGTTTTAGCCATGCCCGGCGCATGAGAAGGTAGTCGCCCGATCTAAGCAGCCCATTCTTGTAAGGACGCAACCGGGTTTCATTGCCTATCTGGGAGCACACCCTGGACGCCAATCCCCCACACGTTGATGGAAGGGTGCGCTCTCAGATAGGGCCGGGCTTTCCCGGCTCAGACTGACTGTTCAACCGCTCGCGGGTGAGGAATATCGCCGTTGTTACAGCGCATGATCAGACTGTCGATAACGGCGGCGTCCGGGGCGTGGCCGGCGGCTTCTGCTGTACTCGGCAGGCCAGTTAGGCCGATGCACAGGCGGAATGCGTAATCGTTCAGTGAAACAGCGCGTACAGCTGGCGCGATCGCCGTGGCGGCGTTGATGTTGTTGGCTTTGGCGTGGTACTGCGCCAGAAGGTCGCCCACTAATGTGATATATGCCTGTTTCATGCTGCCGCCTGGTGCTGTGAGTAAAGTTGGTCGATATAGCCTTCCGCCTGCTCCTTCGCATCGAATAAGCCATAAGATTGATCGCCTTGACTTACCTCATACCTGGCGATCTTGCTGACGGCGGTACGTGGTCGATAGGTAATGAGAAAGTCGCGATAAGGCGATGAATACCGGCTCTTTTTAATTAATGCGTGCATGGCTATCCCCCGGCTTATTGAAATGCCGTAGCGTTCGCGATGTAGTTTCCGCTGGCCGCTAGGCTGTGGGCGTAGTAGGCAACCATGTTCACCTGCAACAGTTCGCGGCGGCCTGGGGTGGTGCGCGGCATCAACGGCAGGTATTTGCGGCGTGCATCGCTTTGCACTTGTTCCAGCGGCATCTTGAAGAATTCGGCGAATTCTTTGAGGGTCATGCGCGGCTTGATGCCGTTCTTCGTGATGTACTCCAGCGCCAACTCGGTAGCGCGATTTTCTGAGGTTGATCGCCCGGCGTGACGCCCAACACGAACCTGTGATCGCGGTTGATTAACTTCGTTTACCTTTCTTTGAGCTTGGCCTTTCATGCGCTATCCTCGCTAGATCACTTTCGATTGGCTTATATGGTGTACATATGTACCCGTTTAGCCTGAATTTAGGATACATATAGGCACCTTGTCAAATGAAACTAAGCGAAAAGATCAAGACGATCAGAGAGAGCGAAGACCTTAGTCAGGTTAAATTTTGCGAAATCATAGGGTTATCGATAAACACCTTAAAAAAGTACGAGGGCGGTAAGTTCGAGCCAGGCGGCGAAATGCTGACCAAAATCACTCAGCACCCACAGTTTGAGAAGTACACCATGTGGTTGATGACCGGGAAGACAATGCCCGAAGTTGGGCAAATCTCTCCGGCTCTCTCCCCTGATGGGCAAAACAGCACACCCAACCACCAAAGCGGCCGGAAGGCTGGCTAACCATCTATAAAATATGGGCAAATTGGGGTACTGGCGGAATTTGTAAAGAGTCGTATTTCTGGGAATAACAATAAAAGGAGTTTTAAGTGGAAGATCTATTTTTTGCCTACATCACAGCGAGCAAGAAAGTTTCATCTTACGGCCTGTCTTCACCTGAACGGGTTGGCGACTATGTCCAAGGCATTTGCATGCGTAGCGCCAGCTATAAAACATTTCGATTAGACCGCTTTATAGGCTTTTTCGGCGACATGCAGGAAGCCGAAGAGTATGCCGAGAAGGTGCGCCAGTTCCTGCTTGAGTCCCCCGACGCTGAAGAATTGCCAATTTTTGCTCAGCTGCGGGAGCAAAAACAATATAAACGGTATGAATCTCCGGCGATGCTCAGGCCGCTCGACTTTAGCGGGCCGATGGAAATCTGCTTTACCGGATTCAAGAAGGATGACAAGGCGCGGCTTGCCGCTGTTGCCTCAGAACATGGAATGATCGTTAGAAGCGACGTCACCGTAAACCTTCACTTCCTTTGCGGTGGTTACAACGCCGGCCCGAAAAAATTAGAGGTAGCCCGAAAAAAAGGCACTCTCATTTTAAGGGAGGACGAGTTTTTATCCCTGGTTGCAACTGGTGAGTTGCCTGATGACTATGACAGGTAGATATGAGCATAAAATCCAGTGGTAGTGGCGAATGGCTGGTAGATGTTCGTCCGCAAGGGCGTGACGGCCCGCGCGTTCGCAAGAAATTTCCAACGAAAGCGGAGGCTCAGGCGTTCGAGCGTTGGGTGATTGCCACCCAGCATAATAAGGGGTGGATGGATAAACCCAAAGATCGCCGGCCGCTCTCGGAGCTGATAGAGCTATGGTGGTTGCACTACGGCCAAACGCTCAAGGCGGGCCGCTGCACATATTTGGCACTGATTGCCTTTGATGCGTACATGAAATACCCGCGAGCCGATCAGATCACGCATGAGCTGTTCTCTGATTATCGCGCTGCCCGTCTCACGGAAGGGATTAGCCCTCGGACTATCAACAATATGCAGATCCGACTGAGTGGGGTTTTTACCGCGTTGACGGCCGCCGGCAAATTTCATGGCGAAAACCCGATGAAGGGCCTGAAGCGGGCGAAGACAAAGCGTTCTAAAATGGCGTTCTTGACCAAGCCTCAGATCGCGCAGCTGTTGCAGGAAACGCACCCAAATGACATATGGGCCGTTCGGCTTGCTTTGGCTACTGGTGCTCGTTTCGGCGAAGTCGAAAGCCTACTCGACGAACACATCATTAAAAATCGCGTCACCTATGTGGACACAAAGAACGGGAAGGATAGAACCGTCCCTATCTCGCCGGAGTTGTTCAAGGACATCAAAGGCTCCATCGTTGGGCGTCGAGTGTTCCCTAAGTTGAGTTACACACGGGTGCGCCAGTTACTGAAAAAACTGATCCCCGACTTGCCGAACGGGCAGGCGACCCACGTTTTCAGGCACACGTTCGGTTCTCACTACATGATGAACGGGGGCAATATCCTTGCCCTACAGAAGATTTTAGGACACGCCACCATTGAGCAAACTATGACCTATGCGCACTTTGCGCCTGATTATCTGCTCGATGCCGTAAGATTCAACCCGCTGGAATATCACCAGGATGACAGTGTCCACATTTTGCCAAAATTAGGTTGAGCCTGATTACTCTCGGTTCGCTTAGATTCGTTTCGTTGGTTCATGTGTTTTTGTTAATTAATTGATTTTAAAGTGATGAATTTTACCTTCAGCACCTTGTGCCCACAAGGAGATCAAAAAAAAGCCCGCAAGTCTGCGGGCAAAAGTTCCTTGTTACTTCTTCATTTGCAAGCGCTTCTCTGGGGGGGAAACGCCTGAAGACAGGCTACGCGAGGCCGGCTTAAGATTCTGCGGCCAAACCGTTAAGAAAGTGAAAATCCAGGCGGCTGTTAGGCTGATAGCGAGGTCGGCGCGGGTTGGGATGGTGTCCTTTCCCCTGGGTTTTGTCATACACTGATGCTAATCGCAAATAATGGGGAACGGTATGCAGGTTAACGATCGAGTGACGGTAAAAACAGATGGCGGCCCGCGGCGCGAAGGTATCATTCTGGCCGTAGAGGTGTTCAACGAAGGCACCATGTATCTGGTTTCTCTTGAGGATTACCCGGCGGGCGTATGGTTTTTTAATGAAATCGACAGCCGTGACGGCACGTTTGTGGAGCCTTGTCGCGAGCACGGGCAGTAACGTCGGCTAATCTCATTAATTTTCTAATGAAATTGTCCATTTTGAGATTATTTCGTTGCGGTAAGATTTTTTTTATCAATGGTAAAAAATACCCGTTGCGTTAGCGGGGGATAACGCAGCAGGTATTCTTTTGGTGGTTCCAGCATCTGATATCCAGATGATATTATCATCGGATATTTAACGGCCGAAAAAACAGAGTGGGGGCATTCTCTGAGGTTTAACGGCTATTGACAAATATTCCACTGGTCAGCGTATCGGTCAAACGAACAACGTGGTAAATGATCTGCTTGTTGTGCGTCTTTATTTTCCGCTTGATGTTTCCTTTGTGGGAAGAGACCGTTTTGGCCTTTATTTGCATCTGGTCTGATATCTGGATGGTGCCTTGACCGGACATCCACATGCGTAGCATGTTCGATTCGGTCTGGCTCAGTGTTACCGGCGTTTGGTCCAGAGAGGATTTCTCCGTCCGTAGGGACGTTTTCTCGAGATAGTGGCTAAGTAACTGATTCATCGTTTCTGGTTTGATGGATTTTGACGATATGATGACATTCTTGCGAACATATAAATAATCGTCGAAATGTACATTGGTAATAGCCATGAAGATGAAGAATAACGTATCCGGGTGCAGTGAAATCACCCGTTTTATTCGCTCGGTGGCGTTTGCTTCGTGGATGAAGCAGTCCTCGTTAATAAACACCAGGCTAGGATTCAACTTGCTGCATTTTTCATGCAGGCTGTCAATATCCTCGATGGCATTAATATGGCGCTTCTTCACGCCATGCGAAGTCAGATAGTCGGTTAACCCCAGTCTGGTATAGCTACATGAATCCATGATAATCGTTGGCATATCGCACCCCCACTTAAATCCGTTTTACTGCGGTAATATGAGAAAAAGCCTAAAAAGCCGAAAGGCAAAATGGAGCAATAATTCAGTGTAGCGAGTGTTCTATCAATAAACACGACGGCACTCAATGATATTTTCATACTAAACTTATTAATCACATGAATCTATAAGTTTGGCTTAAGTCAGAGCGATTTGCTGTTCGCTCAGCTTTGACATGATGCGCTCGATCCGCGCTTGGCGCCTGCGCCTGCCAGCATTGCTTGCCGAGATTCTGCTCATCATGTCACGAAACAAAATTTTAGTTTGCTAGGAAAAGTCTTAAAAAAAATTCATGTGTTGGTTTTTTGAGGCGTTTGGGTACATTTTTTGAGTGTTCAAAAAGTGTCTTGCTTGTGTTTTTCTGTTTTTTTCAATAAAAATCAACTGGTTGGTTTTGTTTTCTTTTGTGTGATAATGAGAATCACTTCTTTTTTTTGCCAAAGAAACAAGAAAAAGTTAACGTTCTGGCTGAAATGTGTAGCTTAATTGTTGCCATAAACCACCATTTTACAATGAGTTATATGGATATTTATTTCATTTGAAATCATCTCTGTGAATATGTAACGGTGATTGAGTGATTTCTCTAAACTATTTCCTTTTGACCCGACCGGCAAGGGACGGCGGGAGGTCGGAGTTGTCTCTGGCACTCGTTGGTTTTAACTTGCCTTTCCACCTTTCAAAAACAGGATGTCGCGGTGAGACGGAATCAATATGGGCAGCCGATAGGCGATGCCCTCCATCATTGGCAACCGGCAGGCATACCTGGGCACAGGTTACTGCAAGGGCGTTTTTGCCGCCTTGAACCATTAAGCCTTGAGCGCTGGGGGGATGAGCTCTATCAGGCTTATCAAATTGCTGCGGACGACCGTGACTGGACCTATCTGTTTTGTGAGCGGCCGCAGACCCGCGAGGAGTTCCAGCGTTATCTTCAGACTCAAGCGTCCAGTGCTGATAGAAACACGATGGTGGTGGTCGATCAGGCGAACGGGCGCGCTGTGGGAACCTGCGCTTTTTTGCGCATCGATCCCGCCAACGGCGTGGCCGAACTGGGTGCCATCAACTGGTCGCCGCTGATGAAGCGCAGCGTGCTGGGCAGCGAGGCGATTTTCCTGATGCTGCGGCACCTGTTCGACGATCTTGGCTACCGGCGCGGCGAATGGAAGTGCGATAGCCTCAATGTGCCTTCGCGTCAGGCCGCCGAGCGCTTTGGCTTCCGCTTCGAAGGCACGTTCCGCCAAGCGGTCGTCGTCAAAGGGCGCACGCGCGACACCGACTGGCTGTCGATCATCGATGGAGAGTGGCCGGCGCTGCGCTCGGCGTTTGCCGCCTGGCTGTCACCGGATAACATCGGCGGCGACGGGCGGCAAGAACGGCGTTTGCAGGCTTTCCAGCTCGGGTGA